GGCGTAGACCCCGCAAAGGAAGCCGTCCGCGCCCGCCACGAAGCCACACGCATCGACCGCGACGTCTACAGCGCAAGAGACACAACCCCCGACGCCGACCCATCCCTCGGCCACGACTTCCAAGCCGCCCGCGCCGAACGCGAGTACTACCAGGCACAGCTAGCCCGCACCGAATACCAGTGGGTCTCCGGCCTGCTGGTCAGCCGCATTGCCGTAGAAGACGCCGCCGAAAAGATGGGCGCCAACCTGCGCGATCGCGTCATGGGCCTGCCGCGCCAGATCGCGCCCGAGCTGGCCTCGATGACCGATCCATGGGCCGTCGAACGCCATCTCGAAACCGCACTGCGCAAAGTGCTCGACGACATGATCGACCACGGCGCCGCAGTGCTTTCCGAATCCATCAACGATCCCGACCGCGGCAAGTTGGCCGACCTGTCACGCGCGGGGAAAGAGAGGTACGGCTCCATAGAGCCCATCGACACATCGTGAGCCATCCCGACGGAGCCGCACTGTTCGCCCGCGCCTTCCTGGCCGGCTTGAAGCCCGACCCCGAATTGTGGGTAGACCAGTGGTCCGAAGAATTCATGGTGATTCCCGACGAGTCGGGCGCTGCCGAAACCGGGCCATACCGCTCCGCGCGCACGCCGTACGCCGTCGAGCCCATGCAGTGCCTGTCGCCTGCGCACCCGTGTTTGCGTGTGGTCGCCATGGTTGCATCGCAGTTGTTCAAGACGCAGATCGCGTTGAACTGGATCTCCGCGACCATCCACCGCGCCCCGGCCAACTTCCTCGCGCTCGAGCCAACGCTCAGCCTCACACGCCGCTTTTCCGCCCGTGTGGCCAAGACGCTCGAAGCCGTGCCGGTCCTGCGTGAACGCGTCGCATCCGCCCGATCGCGCGACGCCGCCAACACCGCCGAGCGCAAAGACTTCCGCAAGGGCACGCTGTTCATCAACACCGCCGGCTCTGCTGCCAACCTGGCAGAAGTCTCCGCGCGCTACGTGTACGGCGACGAAATCGACCGCTGGGTGCGCGACCTCAACAACGAAGGCGACCCCATCGGCATCGCCGAAAAGCGCGCCAGCACCTTCGGCCGCAACGCCAAGTTTTACTACTCGAGTTCGCCGACGATCGACGGTGCCTCGCGCATCGCCGAGCTCTACGCCCAAAGCGACCAGCGCCACTACTACGTGTCCTGCCCGCACTGCGGCCACGAGCACATCCTTGAATTCGAGCAGCTGCGCGCGAGCGACGATCTATCCGACGTCTACTGCGAGTGCCCCGCGTGCTTCTACAGGATCCGCGAGCACGAGAAGCCCACGCTCTTCAAGACCGGCCGCTGGATCGCGCACGGAAAGGGCGACGGCGAAACAGTCGGCTTTCACCTGTCGACGATGTACGCGCCGCTGGGTTGGGTGTCTTGGCGAGCGCTCTGCAAAGAGCACCGCGAAGCCAAGCTGGCGATGGAAAAGGGCGATCCGGGCCTGATGCAGGTGTTCTACAACACGCGCCTCGCGCGGCTGTGGGACAACGCCCAGCAACGCACCAACGCCGATGAACTGCGCGAGCGCGCCGAGGACTACCGCTTGCGCACCGTGCCACCTGGCGCACTGCTGCTCACCGCAGCCGTCGACACCCAGGACGACCGCCTCGAGCTGCTCATCATGGGCTGGGGCGAGGGCATGGAGCGCTGGACGATCGACCATCAAATTTTCATGGGCGACCCGGCCGACCCGGCGCTGTGGGCCACGCTGGACGAAGCCCTGCAGGCAACCTTCCTGCACGCGTGCGGGAAGGAAATGAACATCCGCGCCGTGGCGGTTGACTCCGGCGGCAGCCACACGCAGGACGTGTATCACTTCACGCGCCTGCGGCAGTGGCGCCACGTGCTGGCCGTCAAGGGCGCCAGCAAGCCGAACAAGCCGGTGATCGCACAGCGCCCGTCCCGCGTGGACGTGACATGGCAGGGCACCACCGAGGTCGACGGCGCCGAACTGTGGATCGTCGGCACCGACACCGCCAAGGACTGGATCTACAACCGCTTCAAGCTCACCAGCGGCCCGGGCGCGTTGCACTTCTCGAACGACTTGCCGCTTGAGTTCTACAAGCAGCTCACCGCCGAGAAGCAGATCGTGCGCTACGTGAAGGGCTACCCGCGCACCGAGTGGGTCAAGGCGCGCGGCGACCGCAACGAGATTCTCGACTTGAACGTCTACAACCTCGCCGCGGCGCATTACCTGGGCGTGCACAAGTATCAGGAACCCGACTGGCGCCGGCTGCGCATGCACTTCGATCAAGGCAGCTTGTTTGCCGCGGCGCCCGTCAACGACGAAGCGCCACCACAACCCGCCGCACCACCGGCCGCGGAGCCGCCGCGCACCGCGCACACACGCCGCCGCGTGGCCGCGTCGCGCTACCTCAAACGACGATAGAGAACCGCATGGCTTACACAAAGCAAGATCTCCAGCGCATCGAGCGTGCACTGGTGAAGGGCGAGCTCGAGGTTCAGTTTCAGGACCGGCGTGCCCGATACCGCTCCGTGGACGAAATGCTGCGTATCCGCAGCGAGATCGTTCGCAACCTCGAAGACGCCGCACCGGCATCGCGGGTGATCCGGCTGCGCTCGGCAGGGAAGGGGGTGACATGACCCGATACCCTGCGCTGGGCCAGCTAGGTTTCGTCTTGCCGGCGGAGCGGGCGGTTCGGGCGCAGGCATACGAGGCCGGCGGCACCACCGGCAGCCGGGGCCGCGCGTGGCGCACCTCGGGCGCAGGGCCCAACGCCTCTGTCACGCAGAACCTTGCAACCATCCGCACACGTGCACGCGCCGCCGTCCGCAATGACCCGTGGGCCAAGAAAGCGATTGCCGGGCTGGTGACCAACGCCATCGGTACCGGCATCGTGCCGCACCCCGAGCATCCCGATCTCGAACTGCGCACAGCGCTGAAAGAGCTCTGGAGCGACTGGGTGCAGGAAGCCGACGCCGATGGTCTGCTCGACTTCTACGGCTTGCAGACGCTGGCCGCTCGCGCCTTGTTCACCGATGGGGAGGTTCTGAACCGCGTCCGCCCCCGCCGCCCCGAACGTGGCCTCTGCGTACCGCTGCAGGTGCAGCTTTTCGAAGCCGACCACCTACCGGCCAACCTGAATCAAATGCTGCCCAACGGCGGCGAGATCGTCTCCGGCGTCGAGTTCGACCGCGATGGCGACCGCGTTGCATACCACCTGCACCGCCGGCACCCGGGCGAGGCAGGCCGGGCGACCACGCAGGCCGGAATGACCCGCGTACCTGCCACCGAGATCCAGCACGTATTTGAGCCAGTGCGGCCGGGTGCCGTGCGGGGCTGCTCGGCACTGGCAACGGTGCTCTTGCGCTTGCACACGCTCGACAGCTTCGACGACGCAGTGCTCGTGCGGCAAGAGGTGGCGAACCTGTTCGCGGGCTTCATCACCCGGCCAGCGCCCACCAGCGTGAAGTTGGATACGTTGACGGGCCAGCCAGTCGAGTTCGACGGCGACGGCACAGCGCTCACCTCGATGGAGCCCGGCTCCCTGCAAGAACTGCTCCCCGGCGAGGAAGTGCGGTTTGCCGAACCGCCCGGCGCCGGCACCGACTACGGCCCCTTCATGCGGCAGCAGCTCATGGCCGCCGCCGCCTCGGTTGGCCTGCCGTACGAAGTGCTAACGGGCGACCTGCGCGACGTCAGCGACCGCGCTTTGCGCGTGATCCTTGGCGAGTTCCGGCGCCAGCTCGAACAACTTCAGTGGAACGTCTTCATCCACCAGTACTGCCGCCCCGTCTGGGCTGCCTGGACAGACGCAGTGGCGCTGTCCGGCGTGCTGCCCATGCCCGACTACTACCGGGACAGGCGCCTCTATCAGCGCGTGCGCTGGGTGCCGCAGGGCTGGCCGTACATCAACCCGGTGCAAGACGTACAGGCCCAGCGCATCGCCATCCGCGCGGGGCTGGCAAGTCGCTCGGCAACGATCCTCGCCCAGGGCGAAGACCCCGAGACCACCGACGCCGAAAACGCCGCCGACAACGAACGCGCCGACAGGCTCGGCCTCGTCTTCGACTCGGATGCGCGCAGGCGCGACAGCGCCGGCAACGTGACCGACAACCAGGAACACACCAACGATGAAAGCTAAACAGAGGAAGTGGTACGACCTCAAGGCCGCGCGCAACGCCGCCGGCAAGACGGTCGCAGAACTGCGCATCTATGACGACATCGGCTTTTGGGGCACCACCGCCAAAGCGTTCGTCAACGAGCTCGATGCCGTCGCCAAGGACGCAGATGAAGTCCTCGTCGCCGTCAACTCCGGCGGCGGCGATGTGTTCGACGGCTTTGCCATCTACAACGCGCTACGCCGCTACAGCGGCAAAGTCACGGCGCGCGTGGATGGCATTGCCGCCTCAGCCGCGTCACTCGTCGCCATGGCCGGTGACACCATCGTCATGCCCGAAAACGCCATGATGATGATCCACAACGCCTGGACCATCGCCGCCGGCGACGCCGCGGCATTGCGCAAGACCGCCGAGCTGCTGGACAAGACGCGCGACGGCATCGTCGCTGCCTACCGAAACAAGTGCGGCCTGACCGACGACGAGATCGTCGCCATGATGGACGCAGAGACGTGGATGACTGCCAGCGAGGCCAAGGAACGCGGCTTCGCCGATCAGATCGAGGCGCCGGTCAAGCTGCAGGCGTCTGTGCGTACTGGAGAACTCCTCGCCCGGTTTGAGCACACGCCCGAGGCGTTGCTCAAAGCGCTCGAAGCGCCACCGGCGGAGCCGCCGAAAGCCGCTGCACCTGCAACGCCAGCCTCGGCACCGGCCACCACCACACCGCCGCCAGATCCGGGCGCGCTCGCGCAACACGCCTTTGCAGCGTGCCGTGCCGCAGGCCTGCCGCAACTGGCTGAGGCTGTCGTGGCGTCCAGCGCGCTCGCCAGCAATGACGCCATCGATGCCGTTGTCGCCCGCGCCAAAGACATCGCCGGCCTGTGTACGGCGGCACACCTGCCCGAGCTGACCGCGCAATTCGTTGCCGACGGGCTCAACGCCGAACAGGTCCGCGCCCGGCTGTACGACCGCGTCATGGCAGCCAGCACGACGGGGCTGTCGAATCGTCAGCCGGTGGCAAGGCAGGAAACCAACGAGCGCAAAACCGGCCCGCACGGCCCGAGCATCTACAGCGCCCGCCGCAAGAAAACGCCTTCGGCTCTCGCCTGAAGCAACCCATTGGAGTCACCCAAATGCACATCCAGACACAAGGCGTGCAAACCGCCGAATTCCTGCTGACCGAAGCGCCGGGCAGCCTCTCGCGCGAGCAGATCGCCGTGGCGGCGGGCGATGCGCTTCCGGCCGGGCAACTGCTCGAGCAGGACGCCGACGGCACCGGCTACGTCCCGTACGGCACCACAGAAGACGGCA